GATGGAAAATCTCTTATTATTGATCCCGGGTTTCATAGTAAGCATATAATTGAAATGGTAGGAGATTCTAAGCCTATAGCAGTATTATTAACACATGGTCATTGTGACCATGTATCGGCTCTTGATGAGATTTGTGAGTATTATAATATTCCTGCTTATTTACATCCTTTGGATCAAGAGTTATTACAACTGATCCGACGTAGACCTAGTGTATATAAAAAGAAGATGTACACGAATTGTAAAGATTTAGTGGCTGGTAAATTTGGTATTAATGCTACGGCAGAAGATGCACAGTTGGCTTCACAAGCAATCGGCAGAGCGTTCAATGGTGATGTAGCTGGCTTGACTAAGATGAAGATACCTTTAACTGAAGCACAAAAGCTAATCATTAAAAATGGTACTGAAGCAGAACGCTTGGCTACTATCAATGAAATCGTTAATGGTACATTCTCTAAACAGAATGAAATACTAGCTAATACACCAGATGGACAACTAAAACGGATGAAGAACCAACAGGCAGCACTAATGGCTACGATTGGTAAGGGTCTATTGCCTATGCAAAAAGCCTTTATTGACATGGTAAGCACTATCATGCCTGTGGTAGCACCTGTAATACAAGACATATTTGGACTGTTTAGCGGTGCATTTACATGGATAGCACAGGTTATCACAGAAAACAAAGAAACAATTAAAACAAATCTAACAGAAGGTATGAACGTAGTTAAAAGCGTTCTATCCACTTTAGGTAGTGTTATTAAGTGGTGTGTTGATAATCTTGGGTTCTTAGTGCCTGTTCTTAAAGTAGTTGTAGCTGGGTTTGTTGCTTTTAATGTAATATCTAGCATCTTACCTATATTGTTATCTATATTCAGTGGCTTTATGACTGTAGTTAAAGTTGTAAGAGTATTGAATATGCTAATGATTGCCAATCCTATGGTGTTTGCATTGTATGCCGTGATTGCTGCTATTGCGTTATTGATCTATAACTGGGATACAGTAAAAGAGGTGGCAATAGGTGTATGGGATGCTATTTCAAGCTATGCTAGTGAATTATGGGATAGCTTAGTAAGTGGATGTACTGAATTTGTAAATGGTGTTATAGAGGTTGTTACACCTATTTATAACCGCTTTATGGAAATCATGAGTCCTATACTTGATGGTGTTATACAAATCTTCAATGGTATTATTGATTTTCTTGTTGGTGTATTTACTGGTAACTGGGATATGGCCTTTAGTGGGTTAGTCCAAATCTTTAATGGCTACTTTGGAATTATCAAATCTATTGCACAGGATGTACTTGGATGGGTTCAAGATAAATTGCAATGGGCTGGTGATAAAATCGATGCTATCAAAGAGGGTGGAGCATGGCTATATAACAATACTATAGGCCGTGTAACTGGTGAACATAATGCAACTGGTACTGAATACTGGAAAGGTGGAGCGACATATGTCAACGAAAATCAACGTGGCGAAATTATCAATCTACCGAATGGATCACAAGTAATTCCACACGATGAAAGCATGAAGCAATTAGCAAGTGGCCGTGGTAATGTAACAGTCAATGTAACTGTACAAGGTAATGTGATTGGTAATGAAGACTTCATGGATGCGTGTGGTAGACACGTTACAGATAAAGTAATGTTAGCTATGGGCAATATGTAGGGGGTGTGAAATGAGCTTTCAAGACAACGCTAAAAGCGTAATGAAACAACGCTTAATGACGAAACAAGCGGACTTGCAAAAGTTAGCAGTAACACGTGCTACTAAGTTTGCAGATAAGATTTCACATGGTTTAGTCGGTAAGATTTTAGATTATGCCGAACGAAAACCAACTACAGATATTGTATTTCACTCTGAATTAACGGATGAATACATTACATTACCTGTAGTACCTAACCCTTTACCTACGATTAGTGAACCGCAAGCTAATGAAACCTTTAATGGTCTTAGAGGTGATATTAAACTTATAGGGCCTTTAGGGTTACGAACACTAAGCCTAGACAATATCCTATTACCTGTGAATAAGGATTACTCTTTTATTCGTGGTAATGGTACAGACGGCTTGCAATGTTTACAATTCTTTCAAGCACAACGGCAGATGAAAGCTGTGATGCGGATATGCATTATTCAGTCTGATGGCAACGAAATCCTTAATATGCCATGTGTCATTAATGATCTATCATACACATATGACAAAATTGGCGATATTAAAGCCACAATAGGTATTGAAGAGTATGTATATACTAATACATCAACTACTGCTCAATCTTCGACTGGTGGCGAAAATAAGGCTACGGATACAAAGACTACTGATAGTAAGGCGGTTAAGAAATGAAGTTACAGTATACGAACACAACCAAAGGAAAAGATGGTAAAGACGTTACTGAAACACGTGAAATTACCGCCTATACAAATAACTATCAAAGGTCAGATGGTATTGATACGTTAGGTCAAGAATTTACATTTGATTTAGCAGATAACCCTTTTGATTTTAACCTTATGGGTACACGGCTTGCTATTGGCGGTAAGGTAGAATTTAGCAACCAATTAAGCAACAACAATAAGAGCGCTACAACGCAGCTTAACGAAGAACAACAAGAGCAAGTAGTATTTCAAGGTATTGTAGTAGCGGAAAAACAAAGCGGTGCTAACAAATATAGTTATACTTGCTTTGATTACTGCTTCTATCTCAACAAATCAGAGATAGAAATTCAATTCAATGGTGTTAGTGGCCTTGAAGCTATCAAGAAAGTGTGTAGTGAGAATAGCGTTCCACTTGGTAATGTGGCTGATATTAAGACTAGTATCAAAAAGATATATCAAGGTGAAACAGTATCTGATGTTATCAAGGATATTATCAAGCAAGCCACGGAAGAAACTGGCTATAAATACCGCTTAGAATACAGAGATGGCAAGATACACGTTGAGGATTACAAGGATTTAGTGCTTGATAAGGTTATCACTCAACCTATTAACAATTACTCAAGAGATTTAAGCATGGAAGATATGCGTAATAGCATTGTAGCTATATCTCAAAAGGAAAAGAGTACATCTGTTAAGTCTACTATTCAAGATGACGAAAGCATCAAGAAATATGGCTTAATTAAGAAGATAGTAAAGGTTGATAACAAGAAACAAGCACAGACTGCACAAATTGCTAAAAAGACCATTCAAGATACCAATAAGGTAGCTGAAAAATTAAACCTAACATTATTAGGTGATGATACAGTAAGGAGTGGCCGCATTATTATAATTGATGATTACACAGTAGACATACACGATAAATTCATAGTAGAAAACTGCAAGCATAATTATGGAGTTAATCATACTATGACATTAGATCTAAAACGTGTAACGAAAGAACTTGATACAAGCAAGTACGCAACTAGCACTACTACAACTGTTACACCTAATGCTACGAATAGTACCGCTAATGCAACACAAGTTGATGCTGGTATGAACGCACTCAACGGATATCAAAGCGTATATCGTGATAATGGGTGCGTAGATGTGGCGGTTAAGGCTGGTTCATATTACAGTCCGTTTTTAAAGCAACAAGCGGATATAGGCACGGCTAATGTAGATACATTAGTTAATAACGCACAAAGTGCTGGATATAAGGTGGAAGCCTTTGATGGCTACGCTAAAAAAGGTGATATCTTAGTCTATGGTAATAATCAACACGTTATTATCTCTGATGGTGCTGGCGGTGGTTTTGGCAATAGTAGTAGCGAAGGACACGCTAAATTCTATTCAGATGCCAATAACGCATGGCACACAAACGAAGCACCTAGTAAAGTAATTAGAATGTCATAAGGGGGTACATATGGAAGAATGGCACAGTCAGATGGCTTCTATGTTCAAAGATAGAACTAACCCTATACGAATAGGTGCTTGCCTTGGTGAGGTTATTAGTACTTCACCATGGAAGGTAGCTATCAAAGATGGGAAGTTTATGATAGATGCATCTAATGGTTATGTATGCTTTCAGTTGATTCACCATATCACCACATACTCTTATCGACATAGTGGCAAAATGACACACAAAGGGTGTCCAGCTGGGCCACAATCTGATTATGAAGCACAGGGTGATGGCAAGATAGTGCTTGATGAATTATGGAAAGCTGGCGATAAAGTGCTTGTTATACCAGATGAAAACGAGCAACATTTCTTTATCGTCGATATTGTGAAAGAGGGGGTATGATGTTCCCAAAGGACTACAATTTCACAAACTCTATCCAATCTACTAAAACTGCTACAAACGCACAACATAAAGTGGGGCGGTCATTTAAATTCGACTATAAAACACATCGCTTTGTATTTGAAGATGGTCGCAATGTAGAAGATACGCAGATTGAAGCAATTAAACAATGGATTGAGTTATTTATTCGTACTGAAATGAAGAAATACTTAATCTATAGTGATAGCTTTGGGTTAGATCTAACTAAGCTATTAGGGTACAGATTGCCACGTGCATATAAAGTATCTGAAATAAAAAGAAGAATAACCGAAGGTATCATGAACAAAGTACCATGTGTTGTAGTTGTCAAAGATTGGCAATTCAATGCTGGTATTTTTTATTTCACAGTAGTTACTAATACAGGGGAAGAGGTGAAGATAGAACATGAATTCGAATTATAGTGTTGATAGCATCCATAATACGATGCTTGAAAACATTGATGATGCGTATCAGAAAACAGAAGGCTTTCCAACGTATGACATAACAAGAGGTGAAGCATTTGCTTTACTTGAACTGTGGAAGAAGGCGGAAGAAATTGAACGCAAACAAAACGTGGATAACTTAACAGGTGATGAACTAACAAGGGTAGTATTCCAACGCAAAGGAACACAACGAAAGTTAGCAACTAAGGCAGTATGTAACCTACGTATTGTAGATGGTAACGGAACTATTCATGAGGGTGATTTATTCGAAAGTGAAAGCGGTATTCAATACGAGTCGCTAGAAAATAAGGATGTAGTAGATAACTCTATCATCAAAATCAGATGCACTAAAGCTGGTGTAGTTGGTAATGTTCCTAAAGGTACAATAACGCAGATGCCTATTACTATTGCTGGTATCAATGCAGTTATTAACGATGATGCTGCAAAAGGTGGCGAAAATGAGGAAGCAGACGATGATTTGCGTGAACGCTACTATGAAGAGTTAAGAGAGCCAGCTACGAGTGGCAATGATTACCACTATAAGCAATGGGCTAAAGAAGTAGAAGGTGTAGGCGAAGCTAATGTAATAGGGTTATGGAATGGTAACAATACTGTTAAAGTTATCATAATTAACTCTGACAGAAAGGCTGCTAGTACAGATTTAGTTAAGCGTGTACAAGATTACATAGACCCAGAGAGCAAAGGTATTGGTGAAGGTCAAGCACCAATTGGTGCACATTGTACTGTAGTTAGTGCTACAGAAGTGCCAATCAATATTGATGCTAGAGGTGTACAACACACTACAACGGCTACTAAATCCACTATTACAAATGACATTACTGAAGCGGTAACCGCTTACCTAAAGAAGATAGCCTTTAAACAAAACTATGTATCAGTCGCACAGATTAGTAACATTATCATTGATAATGCTGGTGTTACTGATTATGAAAGCGTAACTGTAAATGGGCAGACAACTAAAATTAATCTAACCAATGAACAAGTTGCCGTATTAGGTACAGTTAGCGTGGCTTTAAATGACTAATACTGATTTTAAAGAATACGCACTAAGAGCCATTAATAAGATGTATCGTAATGATCCATGGGTTAGAGAATTATATCAAGCTGCAGGATTGCAGTTACAAGATATAGATGAACTACTAGATGTACTGTTAGATAATGGCTTCTTTGATGCGGTAGGTGAACGTGGCTTAAAGGTTTACGAAAAAGATTTAGGTATCAAAGGTGATGGCTCAATCGAACAACGTAGAGCCATAGTGCAAATGTTATGGAATAATAACGGAAAGTGTACGCTAGATAGAATTAGGGCAATCGTTAAAACATTCGTTCTTGATGATGTAGATGTTCAGTTTGAAGATGGTGTATTGAAGTTAGAGTTTAACAACTCATCCTTTGTATATGCTATACCACAAATTAGAAGCAACTTGACTGTAGTTAAACCTTCACATATTGGGTTAAGTATTAATGATGTACATAGCGTTGATACTGAATTATATGCTGGTAGCATTGTTACTACGTTTGAAACAACAACTATTAATCCTATGGTTGGATTTAACTCAACGCTAGAAGATGCATCTATAGTGGCTGGTGTGTATATCACTAAAGCTAATGTAATTAATCGTATTAATTGTTAAGGGGGTAAATAATGCCTAGTCAATATCCACAGAACGTGGTTACTAAAAATGGTTTGGCAATGATTGCTGAAAGCGTGGCTACACGTAAGAATTTAATTTTCACACGTGTAGTAGTAGGTGATGGAGATGCTACAGGTCGTAACTTTAATGATATGACTTCTGTAATTTCTCCTAAAATGGAATTGCCAGTAACAAGTGGTGTAAATGAGGGGAACGGCCAATACTTAATTACGGCTACACTATCAAACAACACTTTAAATGTAGGCTTCTTCCCACGTGAGGTTGGTCTATATGCAAAGGTTGATGGCAAAACAGAAATGTTATATAGCTATACAAACGGCGGAAACAATGTAGGGTATGTTCCAGATAAGACTACACCAATTGATAGTGAGATTTATAAGATTAGAACAGTAATTGGTAATGCTAAAAACATTACTATTAATATGTCAGATAGTACATTTGTTACTAAAGGCGAACTGGATAGATATGTTTCAATTACATCTGGTGGCTATTTCAAAGATGCAAACAAAACTAATACTGGGTTATCATTCATTAAAGGTGATAATACATCTAAAGTGATTGATTTTATCACCTCTAATTACAATGATAGTGATACTAATAAAGTGCTTAATTTATCAACGCTAAAAAGTCTATTAGGGCAAGGTGCTATTGTAGCATCTAAACTTAATGCTAATGCAGGATATGTTAAATTTGCAAACGGATTTACTATCCAGTGGGGGTTTGGTGGACAAGATAATGTTGTAAAATCGGAAGTCATATTCCCTATTAGATTTACTACGATGTTTATGGCTAATGCTATTGATGCATACTGGTCTGGTTCTGATACACCTAGATACTTTGCAAATTCTGCTGGTGAAAGCAACAATACAAAAGCAGTATTTGTAGCAAGCGATAGATATGCAGCATCGTATTACTGGTTTGCATTAGGCATGGCATAAGGGAAGGGGAAAACACATGAATCAATATGTATTTGTATTAAATGAACAAGGTGAACGTATTACATCTTTTGTTGATAATTTGATTAGCAAAGATGAATTACTAGATCATGCTAAAAAAGAATGGCCAGATGCAGCTGATTATATTTATTCCGCAGACGGCGATAGTATGCTAGATGAATTTATGGCTGGCAAGCTTTATGTAAATGGTGAGTTTGTAATTCCACAACCAAAAGAACCAACTAAGGCTGAACAAATTGCAGAAATTAAAAATTACTATGATAAACGATTTGATGCACTTGATAAAGCCGTATTGCGTAGACGATTAGCTAATGCAGATATTAGTGATTTGCAAGCACAATATAAGACTTTACAAGCTGAAATGGTTGCTAAAATTAAGGCGGTGAAATAATGGAAGAAATCAAAAGCAATGTACCTGTAATGCGTTTTTGTGAATATTGTTGGGCCACTTTAAATGAAAATGGCACTTGCCCTACAGAGGGTTGTATTCATAATGATCTAATGGATTTGGAAGAGGATGATGCGGATGTTACCAGTCCAACACAACTTTAATGTTATTAAAGGAGAAGCAATCACTCTAAATGTTGGATATACAAATGCAGTAGATAGTGAAAGCCTATTTGCGTGCGTTAGAAAATATCCAACTGATGAGGAGTACAAGGCAAAGTTTGATGTAGCAGTATCACAAGAGGGGTTAGAAGGTGATGAGTTAAGTAAAATCATCTTATCATTGGATACCAACACATTGGACTATGGCAAGTACTATTGGGATTTATTCCTATGGAGTGGTGAAAAGCCTATAAAATGTCTGATAAAAGGTGAAATCACAATAGCTGAAGGCATCAGCAATAGGGGGAAATAATATGAGTGATGAAAATATTCATATAAAGTCTAATGATGATG